ATCGTCTGGTGGTCGATGAGGCGCAGTATGCGGCGGATGAGCATTTGGCGGCGTTGACGCCGACGATGTTGGTGAACGAGAACGCTCAGCTGAATGCGTTGGGGTCGGCTGGGATTGAGGGCAAGTCTGCGTGGTGGTGGCAGATGCGGATCCGGGCCCTCGGGGCAGATCCGGGGCGGTTGGGGTTCGTTGAGCACACCGCGGAGATGGTCTACCTGAACTCTGCGGGTGTCCCGGTGCAGGAACCTGTCGATGGGGCTGATCGGTCGTTGTGGTTCAAGGCGAATCCTGCGCTTGAGGCGGGGCGGGGGCAGGGGTTGGAGTTTTTCGAGGAGCAGTATCGGCGTCTGGATCTGCGGTCGTTTTGTCGTGAGCATCTGGGGGTTTGGGATCCTCCGCCGTCACCGGAGGGGTATTCGGTTATCCCGGCGGAGGCTTGGGGGGCGTGCCGGGACAAGAGGTCGAAGCCGGCGGGGCCGATGTCGTTTGCTTTGGATGTGTCGCCGGATCGGTCGTGGTCTTCGATCGCTGTTGGGGCTGGGCGGCATGTGGAGATCACTGGTGACGGCCGGGTGTTTGATCATCGGCGTGGGACGGATTGGGTTGTTCCCCGGGTCAAGGAGTTGCAGGAGCGGTGGGGTGGCCGGGTGGCGGTGGCGAAGGGTTCGCCGGCGTGGTCGTTGAGGGACGAGCTCGAGGCGGCCAGGGTCGACGTGTTGGCGGTGTCGACGGAGGAGCACGCTCAGGCGTGCGGGGATTTCTTCGACGCCGTTATGGAAGGTCACGTTCGGCATATTGGGCAGGTAGAGCTAGACGCGGCGGTCGTGGGGGCTGATCGCCGGTACTACGGGGATTCGTGGTTGTGGTCGCGGTTGAAGTCGAGTGTGGATATTTCGCCGTTGGTGGCGGTGACGTTGGCGCATTGGGTGGCTCAGAAGCGTACGCGTGAGCCCGGGTTCTTGTTCTGAGGAGGTGGTATGGCGCACTGGTGGAATCGGAAGGACCAGCCCAACCACTCCGGCACCGGGTTCGTCGCTGGTGATCCGTCAGGCGTGACGATCGAGACGCCGGAGCCGATCACGGAGTTCCGGTCGTTGCCGGCTGTGGTGCCGTCGCCGTGGGATGGATGGCCCGCGGAATGGTCTCTGGGGTGGGACATGGGCTCGCGGTTCAATGAGCTCATCGATGTGGCGTGGATGTGCCTGGACCTGAACGCGTCGGTGCTGTCGACGATGCCGGTGTACCGGACCCGCAACGGGGAGATGATCGAGCCGACGACGTGGATGACGAACCCGGATCCGACGATCTACAAGTCGTGGCACGAGTTCGCCAAGCAGCTCTTCTGGGATTACCAGCTGGGTGAGGCGTTCGTGTTGCCGATGGCGACGGGATTCGATGGGTTTCCGTCGCGGTTCCGGGTGATTCCGCCGTGGCTGGTGAACGTGGAGATGCGGGACGCCAGCCGGGTCTACAACATCGGGTCCCTGGACGTAACCGGCGAGATCTTGCACATCCCGTACAAGTCGACGACCGACGGGGCCCGCGGGGTGGGGCCACTCGAGGCCGCTGGTGCCCGGATGATCACCGCGGGTGTGTTGGCCAAGTACATCCGTGAGGTCGCCGCGACCGGTGGCACACCCGACTACTCGCTGGAGACTGAGCTTGACATCGATCGTGATAAGGCCTTGGACATACAGAACCAGTGGATCCAAGGCCGGTTGACGAATCCGTCGGCGCCGCCGGTGCTGTGGAACGGTTTCAAGCTTGTGTCTCACCAGGCGATGTCCCCGAAGGACATGACGATGCTCGAGGTGGCGCAGTTCACCGAGTCGAGGATCGCTTACCTGTTGGGGGTGCCGGCGCCGCTGGTTGGCCTGCCGTCGTCCGATTCGTTGACCTATTCGAACATCACGTCGCTGTTCGATTTCCATGACCGTGCCTCGCTGCGCCCCAAGGCCACCAGCGTGATGTCTGGCCTCTCGTATTGGGCGTTGCCACGGGGCCAGTGTGTGGAGCTGAACCGTGACGAATACACGCGGCCGTCGTTCGATCAGCGTGCTGACGCTTGGGTCAAGCTGGTGCAGGCGGGGATCGTTGAGGTTGACGAGGTGCGTGCGGCTGAGCGTTTGCCGACGCGGAACGTGACGCCGCCGGCTGAGGTCGTGGACAGTAATGATGCTGCAGTTGCCTTGACGGGTGGGAACCTGTCGTGATCGGGGTGATCCCATGCCGTTGAAGCGCTGCGAGGACGATGGCCGACCGGGTTGGAAGTGGGGCGACGAGGGCAAGTGCTACACGTTCACCGAAGGTGACGAGGAGTCGGAGACGGCTGCCCGTAAGAAGGCGATGGCGCAGGCCGCGGCCATGGGCGAATTCGCTGGCACCGGCACCAATAACCGCAGTTACACGGTTGAGGTCGAACACCGGTCCTCTGCGGTCACGGACATCAACACCAAGCAACGGATCGTGGAGATCATCGCCGTTCCCTACGACCAGGAAGGCGATGCCTTCTACCGCGGCAACCTCTGGCGCGAGTCGTTCGACCGCCATGCCTTCGACGGCATCGAGGACCACGCTGGCCGCGTCCAGGTCAACCGCGAACACGTCAAGGGCGACACAGTCGGCCGAGTGATCGCCGCGGATCCCAGTCACAAGGACGGCCTGTTCGCCAGGCTCAAGATCTACTCGACACCGCGGGGTGACGAGACCCTGACCTTGGCGGAGGAGGGCGGGACGTTTCCGTCCATCGGTTTCCGGCTCAACAGCTTCGGCGATCAGCGGCTCGAGAAGCGCAATATGACACGGCGGATTGTCCGGGCGTTCTGGGATCACCAGGCGTTCGTTGAGGATCCGACCTACAACAAGGATGGTTCCGGGGTGTTGGCTGTTCGAGCGGAGCAGTCGGGACTACTGGTGGCGGATCAGCCGCTACCGGAGACACCCAACCTGGATGAGTGGTTGAATGATCCCACGCTTGCGTGGGCGTCGAAGCGCGTCCAGTAACGCACGACCACCGGTCCCGAGCGGGGGCCAGGGAACGACCCCAGAGCGTGGGGCGATCGAGGCGTGCTCCTTCCATCACTTCCAAACGGAGGAGTACCCCCAATGGCTTCGAACAGCCACGCCAACGACGCCATGATCCGGCGTCTCGAAAAGGAGCTGGAGGAGCGGAACTCCGCTAGCCAGGCCCTGATCGCCAACGCCCAGGAGGGCGAACGCGACCTGAACGACCCCGAGAAGCAGACCCTTGCCGGGCTCCGTGATCGCATGGTCGAGATCCGCTCCCAGCTCACCGAGCTGGAGGCAACAGCCGATCTGGCATCCCAGGTCAACGACCGCATGAAGCAGGTCGATGCGGCGATCATGACCGCTCGTCGCACGGGCTCGACCGAGGTCGAGTACCGGTCGACCGGCCAGTACATGATGGACTACGTCGCCGGCGCTACCGGTAGCCGTGCCGCGATGGAACGCCTCGAGGTCTTCACCCGTGCCGCGGCCCACCAGAAGACGACCGACAACCTCGGCGTCATCCCCGACCCGATCATCGGTGATGTCCTCAACTTCATCGACTCGGCGCGGCCCATCATCGGTCTGCTCGGTGCTCGAGCGATGCCTTCGGCGACCTGGTACCGGCCCAAGGTGACCCAGCACGCCTCCGTGGCGGTGCAGGGTTCCGCCGGTGCGGCCGCGGACGAAAAGGCCGAGCTCGTCTCCCAGAAGATGACGATCACCCGCCTGACCGGCAACGCGGTCACCTACGGCGGCTACGTCAACGTCTCCCGGCAGGACATCGACTTCTCGTCTCCGCAGATGTTCGACATCATCGTCAACGACCTTGCCGCCCAGTACGCCATCCAGACCGAGGCCGTCATTGGTGCTGCGCTGATCGCCGGCACCAACAACGTCGAACTCGCTCCTGTTGCTGCTGGTGGTACTCCGTCCGCGAGCGAACTCACCACTGCCTTGTGGTCAGCTGTCGGCAACATCTACACCGCCACCAAGGGCCAGGGCAGCGTGGCATTGCTGGTGCAGCCAGCCAAGCTGGGAAGTTGGGGCAGCGTGTTCGCTCCCGTGAACCCGCAGAACGCCCAGTCGACCGGGTTCCGGGCAGGCGACTTCAACCAGGGTCTCATCGGCAACGTGTCCGGTGTCCCTGTCTACGTGTCCGCGGGTCTGTCGACGGCGCCGGCGACCACGTTCGGGATCGTGATCTCTACGGCCGCGGTCGAGGCGTACGAGCAGCGGGTAGGCGCCCTGCAGGTCACCGAACCGTCGGTCCTCGGTGTGCAGGTCGCCTATGCGGGCTACTTCACGCCGATGATCGTCGAGACCGGTGGCGTGCAGGAGATCGTCAACCTGGCCTAGGAGGCCCCCAATGCCCATCAGTGACGAAGGTCTGGTTTCCGGTTCGGTCAACCGTGCCGAACTGGCGGCCGCCTACGCGGCAGCCACAGACGACGCCGTTAAGGCGAACTTGGCTGCCGCTGGTGCCGAACACGGCATGTACGTCGAAGGTGACGAGCTCGTCGACTCCTCCGCTCCACCCGAAGCCGAGGCTGAGGCCGAGGCCGAGACCGCTGATGCGGAGGGTCCGACAGCGCCTCCGCTCGGCGGTCCCGGTTCAGGCCGAGACGCGTGGGTCGCGTGGGCCGATCATCTCGGCGTCGAGGTGACCGAGGACATGAGCCGTGACGACATCGTGGCGGCCATCGCCGACCTCGACGAAACTGAGGAGGATACCGGTGGCAACGACGACGTTTCGTGAGGACTTCCTGGGCCGCGATCTCGTGACCCCGGCGTCCAACTCGTTGGACTACCTCGGTCGGGTGACGACCTCGACGGTCGACAACATCGGCCGGTCGTTGCGTCGCGTGTTGCGGGCCAACACGACGGCTGTGACGTTGAACCAGGAACTCCAGTTCGCTGGCGGTTCCAAGTACATCGTCACGGTGGCCGGCACGACCGCGGCATCGGAACCCTCAGCGCCCGCTGTGGGTGCCACGGTGGCGGACGGCACTGCGACGTTGCTGCGGCAGAAGTAGGGCCGGTCGATGGCTGACCCGTACGTGACAGTCGACGAATTCAAGACATGGTCGAGTTGGCCGACTGACACCGACGATGACCCTGTGATCAACGACGCGTTGAAGTCTTCGTCTTCGGCCATCGACCACTACTGCAGCACCCAATTCTGGAAGACGGCCGCGGGCACGAACCGGTTTTTCGACACTTGCGACACCCGACGTCTCCGCATCAACGACGCTGCGGCAGTCACCGGGATCGCCACCGACAAGAACGCCGACGGTGTCTACGAGACGGTTTGGGCCCCGGCCGATTTCCAACTACTACCCCTCAACCCGACCGCTGCCCCCGAGACGTTGCCGTTCACGGAAATCCTGGCGGTCGGATCGCTCACGTTCCCGGCGGCTTCGTCCGAGATGAGGGTCGGGCTCATCCAGGTGACCGGCACTTGGGGATGGGCAGCCATCCCCGAAGCCGTCGCTGAAGCAACCCGGCTGATGACGAACCGGCTCCTTAAACGCCGTCAGTCACCGGAAGGCATCTTGAACTCAGACGACTTCGGCACCATCCGCGTCTCACCCCGTGAGGATCCTGACGCGGTCCGGCTGCTCACGCCGTATCGGACGAATCGCCGGGTGGGCGGATGGGCGTTCGCGTAATGGCCGATCAACCCGACTTCGTCATCGAGGCGTACGGGATCGTCACCCCGCCCCCCGAACCGGCCGAGGAGTCGGACGGCGACGAACCCGACGATGAGACAGGAGACGACTGATGGCACTCGGCTACGTGGCCGCCCTACGCAACCGCCAACTGGACGGCATCACCACCGAGGTCGGCGCCTCAGGACTGCTCCGCATCTACTCGGGGACCCGGCCGGCAACAGGTGGCACAGAGACCACCGTCCTCGCGGAACTCACCTGCAACGCGACCTTCGCCCCCGCCGCATCCGGCGGGGTCCTCACACTGAACGCCATCACCGCGGACTCGTCTGCCAACGCGACCGGCACCGCCAGCTGGTTCCGGATCCTCACTTCCGGTGCTGTCGCCAAGATCGACGGCGACGTCGGCACGGCTGGCTCGGACTTGAATCTGAACTCGACGAGCATCACCGCTGGTGGCACGGTCAGCATCACCAGCTTCACCATCACAGCAGGCAACCCCTGATGGATGCCTACTACACGACCCCGCTGGGCCCGTTCGCTCCGGCGATCGGCGCAAACTTCAACACGTTCACCACGAAGCAGGACGTGTCGCCGCTGCCGCTGCCGATCCTCCCAGCGAACGCTTGCCGTCCTGGCACCTGCATCAAGATGGAAGCCGAAGGAGAATGGTCCGCCACTGGTACCCCGACTCTTGTCCTGGGGTTCTATTGCGGTGCCCCTGGCACGGTCGGTGGCGGCACCATCACCACCACGTTCGCCGAATCTGTTGCATCCACCCTGTCAGCGAACACGAGCTTTCCGTGGCGGATGGAATACCGGGGCAAGATCGTCACCGTCGGCACGACCGGATCGATTGTCGGTTCCGGCGACCTCGAGATGGGCACGTCACTTTCGGCGATCACTTCGACCATGATCCCGATCACGCTTGCCCTGCGGACCGTGGCCATCAACACGACGATCGCCAACGCCATCGGTATCTGCGCCACGTTCTCGGCCTCGTCCGCGTCGAACAACGTGAGGGTCTACCAACTCACCGCTTCGCTGCTGAACTAAGGCGGGCCAGATGGCCGTCGCGATCCGCGGGACCACACCGGCCACCCTGGTCCATAGCAGCGATGCTTCTCCGCTGTCGATCACGCTGTCCGGGTCTCGGCAACCCCAGTCCGGTGATGTCCTCATCATCGTTCACGGCAACAACTTCTTCACGTTGGGTGCCATGGCGACCCCGACCGTCGGTGGTTCCACCACCGGGGTCACGTCAATCACCAATGCCGACAACGGCACGGACAGCGCCCACATCAAATC